ACGGTGACGCGCTGGCCTTTTTTGTAGTGGTGCGCAGCAGCCTGGGCTTGCACCTGGTGGCCGGTCGGGAAATGCTGCTCGACGTGCAGCGGCGTGTGAAAGCTGTTGTCGATCTCGATGTCCAGGCATAACACCGGCACCATGCGGCCATCATGGTCAAGCACTCTGGTGCGGGCCTCGGCAGCGCGCAGAAGGACGCCTGAATACTCGATCAGTGCGGTGGGCTGTGCGGGCAAATTGGTCATACAAAATACCTCGCGAAGCGGGCGATCCACCTTACCCAAGCAAAGCCAGAAAAACAGACAATGCCGGCGATGGTGATGAGCGCCACAGCGGCGACGATGGCGCGGTAAAGCAACTCCTCGCGCCGGGTTATTTGTTCGTCTTCGGTCATGGCGCCACCTGCGCAACGATGGTCTTATGCCCGCGTTTGGTGCGGCACTGCACGGCGGCGTCGCCCAAGTCGGACCACGCAGCGTTCTCACCGCACATGGCCTGCGCGGCCCGGGCGAAGCGGGCCTGTGCGCGTTGCTGGGCAATGGCGTCATCAGTGGCTGCTGAGTGGTCGTCGAGCGCCGGGCCGGCAACGCCAAGCAGTGCGGTGATCAACAACACCAGAAGGACGGTGAAGATGTAGCCACCGGCGCTGGGCTGCACGGGGCGGATCATGCTGGCACCCTGTTCTTGGCCGTGGGCAACTGGTGCTTCTTGCAGCGACCGGGCAGCCGCAGGTCATACGCCCAGCTTTCGAAATCGGCGCCGGTGTTGGCATCGCCGCCGCCGGTGTCCCTGCAGGACTTGACCAGCTTGTACAGCCGAAGGGTCGCGCTGGTTTGCTTGTCTGTGTAGTGACGAAGAACGTTGTAACGATGCGCCGCGCGGATCTCGGCGGCAGTGGGTAGCGGCGTGACGCTGGCCGCTTGTGTGGGTGTCTGCACTTTTCACTCCAAACCGGCTGAATATGCCGGAATGAGGTGAATATACCCTAGGGTATTTATTTAAGTCAATACCTTAAGGTAACTTATTTGCATCAATGTGACCACCAGCATGGCGCTGGCGCTTTATCAGGACTCCATTGCGCGCGTGATAAGTGGCATGACGTCTTCACCACCTGCGGGTGTGCAGTTTTTGTTCCAAGCAGTCACAAAGGCATTGCCTGCTGATTCCTGAACGAGTAGTTTTCCGTTGGCCAACACCGCGCTGCCTTTGAGCATGGCATTGAAGCTGTTCTTTGCCCGATATTCAAAACATACGGTTGAATTGGGGTGCGCCACGATCTCGGTGAATTCAAAGGTCTGCGGGTCTTTCGAGCTTTGCTTTAATGTTTTGGCACCCATCAACGCCAACCCAAGCGTCAGCGATGCCTTGTCTTTTTTTACCTTTTCTTGCGCCGCTTGTGCTGGCGTCAGCGCCGCAGCATCTTTGCTGGTGGTTGATGCCCTGGGTGTATGGTTTATGGTCGCCATGACAATACCAAACCCCAAGAGCCCGGCAACTGCCCACGTCATTTTTGATGTTGGTTTCTTTGGCAGTTTCACTGTTGCGCCGCACGCCGGGCACTTCTTGGCTTCGGTGCTGACTGGTTTTCCGCATTCGTGACAATTGATTAAAGCCATAAGTCTCTCCCTGTAAATTTTGAGTGTACTGGCGGCCGCCACAGTCACCGCCTACTGTGGATAGTCTTCAGCGAAATCTAATTGTTGTTGCGCGTGGTTATTTTGTTTTTGAGACTCACGCAGCCCCCTCTTTTTTAACGGCCATTGGTAGATCTTGGCCGAAACGGGGTGGGCCGATGGCTGCCTCATAAGCTCGGAGTAACACGACACAGGCGCCACGCTGGGCGTCGGTCAAACGTAAAAATATTTCTAACGCCTCCGTTGTCCATTTATCTGGTTTTCTCTTTTGCAGTGTGATGACATCGACCGCCTTTGCTAGGCTCACCCCTGTGGGGTGATCGTCCGGCTTTATCTTGTAACTTGGCGGGAGTTCGGCCGCACTCTCCCAAAATCCTGGAGCAAGCTCAAATGCCCTTGAGCACGCCTGCATGATTTCGAGCCCTACGCCTTTGCCGCCTTTCTTGCCTATGGGATAGAAAAGTCGACTTACATAGGTAGGGTCTTTCCCTATTTTTCGGGCAAGTTCGGCGGCTTTCTTGTTGCAGAAGTCGTCGCGCAACCTCATGAGCAGCAACTGGGGATTGGTGTAGTCCGGCATTTTTGCAATTTTCTTTTGCAAATACCCGAAGGTAAACGCCCTCGGGGTATTGTTTAACGCTATACCTTGGGGTATATTCCGGCTCATGGATAAATTACTCGCTTACCTCAATAGTCTGCCCACCGCAGACCGAGAGGCATTTGCTGAGCGCTGTGGCACCACGGTTGGTTACTTGCGCAAATCGGCTTCGGTTGGTCAAAAAATCAGCGAGGGCCTTTGTATCCGGGTTGGGATTGAGTCTCACGGGGCCGTCAAGCCCGACGATTTGCGTCCAGATGTTGACTGGGACTACTTGCGGGCAGGAATTCTCAGCTCCAGCCCAACACCTGGTGCCGATCAATCCGAAGGGCAGGGGGTTTGAGATGAAGCCAGTTAAACCCATTTCATGGCGTAAGCAAAAAAGCGCCAAGCGCAGTGCGTTGATCACTGCGATGTCTGCGACTGCAGTGTCTGCCGCAGCCAATGCCGCAGCTAGCGCAGCAAGTGCTTGTGCTCGTCTGGCGTCATTGCCATCAGCTCCGACTGAAAAGCCTCTATGAATCCATCGGTAATGTTTCGATTCAGTCGGTCGGCCATGCGGGCGTCGAAGACAGCTTTCAGCATGACTGGAAATCTCGCATTGTCCTTTACCAATGGGGTTATTGCTTGGACCATGGCGGTGGTCGCCTCGGCTCTGGCTTGGGACAAATTGCACCAGTTCCATAGTTTTTCGAGTTCTTCGTTCATGGGCGCCCCTTTCAGCGGACTTGGTTGTGTGAGAACGCCATTGTCCTCTGCCTGGGGCGCTCAGCTTTTCAAGATGCGTTTGGTTTGTGTTCATGGATTAAGTGTGTTTTTTTTGTCCTTTTTGGTCTCCCCTAAACACCCCTAATTTTTAGGGGACCTTCGATGGAAGTCATATGAAACTCTTTTACGACGATGAATTTGACGCGCTCGCAACTGCGATTGGTGAGAGTGGCAAGCAGTTCAAACTGGTGGCTGCACACATGTTTCCTGACATGAAGCCCGAGAGCGCATATGCCCGGCTGAAGGAATGCTGCAGCCCGATCGGGGACCAGCGCTTGACCTTTGGGCAGGTCATCCGCCTGATGGAGTTTTGCGAGTGCTACGACCCGTTGCTGTATGCCTGCGACGAGACACTGCATGCTCGCCCTGACCGTAAAGCGCCGGACGACGAAGCGGTCAAGCTGGTCGAGGTCATCAGCCACGCCGCCAACACGATGGAGCGCGCGATGAAAGCGCTCGATCACATTAAGGCGCGGGGCGGCATCAGAGCGGTAGCCTGATGGATGACCATAGCCGTCAATCGAGGGGTCGCCCGATCGGCGCCAGGCGCGCCGAGTTGGCCGGCTGGATGGCTGCACGCAGTGAGTTCACCATGCGCGACGTCGTCTCGTCCCTTGGCTGGCCGATGAACGTGGCAAATGTGACCTTGCACCGCGCCTTGGCAGCCGGCGAGGTCCGACCTACCGGCACCGTGCGTGTGCCTGATGCCAAGCGGCCAGTTACTCTATATGGGAGAGCGAGCGCGCAGCAGAGCTCGGTGTCGCTCTCCAATTTAGTGAGGATTTGGTCGTGATGTTCAACCAGGTGGTGTGGTGCCGCATTGCACGATATGTGCGCAGGGGGGGGGCATTTGGCAACCTCAATTGACGATGTCCTGAACCAGATGCGAGACCGGGGCATTGAGCCACCGGCAGATCTGGAACCCAGCGGCAAAAAGATCACATGGGCCGGCGATGCGCGCAAGCCCAAAAAGAAGAACGCCTGGGCCGTGCTGCATGAATGGAGCAGCCCGAAGTCGGGCCGCGTGTTCATCGTCGGCATTTACGGCATCCGCGATCAGTGGTGGACCATCGAGCCAACGCAGATCGAGTGGTCACCCGCCGAAAAACTGGCCTGGCAGGAAAAGCAGAAAGCAATCGAGAAGGCCGCCGAGGAAGACCGCAAGGTCATGGCAGCCCAGGCTGTTGAAAAGGCCGAAAAGCTCTGGGCCCGCTCACGGCCCGACGGTGTCAGTGAATACCTGAATCGCAAGCAGGTCGGCGCCTATGGCGTGCGCTTTGCGTTTGGCTCGGTGGTAGTGCCGCTGG